AACATTATTGCGAAGATCATTAAACGGAATCTGAGTAATGTTCGATGAAATACGCTTACAATAAGCCATCTCAGACATTTCTAGAGACAAGATAATGACACTCTTATTCTGATTAGCAATGTTAACAGCCAAGTTCTGTAAGAAGATACTCTTACCAACGTTAGTTTCACCTGCAAAGACATAGATTGCTCTACCATCTTGCAAGAAACCACCACCAAACTTCTTATCGAGCCACTCCCAACCAGTCTTAATATGATTGTCTACCTTAACAAGATCTTTACAATGCTTATCAATATCAGCAAAGTAATCATGACCTTTCTCATTGTTAAGAGAGATAGAACAAGCATGCTCGAACTTATCAAGAACAAGATTAGTATCAATAACATCTGCCTTGGTACACATATCAGTTACCTCTAGCATTGTATTGAATACTGTCTTCTCCTTAATAAACCTCTCAGTATTCTCTAAGAGCTCTTGCTTATTGTTAGACTTATCAATAGTCTTGAATTGCTCTACAAGTCTTTTAAAGGAGTTCTTTAGCTCATCTGTTACTAGATAAGTCTTGACTTCAGTAAGAGTGGGTACAGAAGATCGCTTATTGAAGTAGTCCTTAATAATACCAACGATGTTTTGAGCATCTTTGCTACTAAAAAGGTCTGGCTTCAAGTACTCGACGACTGTACCCATATAGGTCTCATCAGTCAGACAGTTAAATAGAATAACGTACTCGAAAAAGTCGCTATCTATCTTGCTCGTTTTTGATTTCTTTTCCATTAGTAATTTTTAAAGTATTCTTTGAAGTAAGCATCACTCTTCTTAAACTCCTCAGAGAATCCTTTCAAACCTGGAGATTCATGAGTCACGTAAATCGGAGTAGTACCTAGCTTTAGCTTGAGTTTATTAGCTTCTAAGCAGAATAGCAAGTCATAATGATGAAACTTTACATTTTCATCCCAATTTACATTCTTTGTAGTTTTAGTATTAACAGCCAAGAAAAGACCATCCAAAAGCAAACAACGCTTACCAAATGGGCCAAAGCTTGTAACAAACTCTCTACCATCCTTATCGAAGTGAGAGACAGCCCCACTAAAGGTCTTAGGGTCACACATCATATGCCACAAAGCATAATTAGGTAGAGAAATATCAGCCCCACCAGCCAAGCCAGCAATATCGAATTGTGCAAAAGCTACTTGGAGCTTCTCAATCAAGAATGCATCTGTAATGAAGATATCATCATGACAGAAGATAATAGCATCGTACTGATCATAATACTTCTTAGCCTTGTTATATTGAACACCTAGACCATCAGTATTTTCAGTCCAAACAATTAAGTCAGCTCCATAACGAAGATTCTTGAATTTATAATTTAGCTCAAGAGGTTCGTTAAGAGTAGCTTTCTTTTGTTTATAAGGTAGTTCATTACCTAATCCCAAACCTTTAATAAGAGGTGAGAACTTAAGGAATGCATCAACGTTCTGCTTTGTGCAGGTATAGAATAGAATTTTCATATAAAAAATGGAGAGTTACAAATAAAGTTACCGTGATAAACAATCTTTTTGTTTACAAGTTCACCAACTCTACCTTCTTCGAAAGGTATAGCGTTATCAAACTTAGTAGAAGAAAAATTACCTTCGCTGTCATAGAACAACGTAGACCCAGAGCGAATAAAGAACACTCTGTTAGATCTTTCATCTACAATATAACAAGCGAAAGTACCTTTGAGCAACTCAGCAACACGCTTGATAAGGTCTTGTAGTTGATCAGAGTTCTTGTGGTGATAGAAGTAACCAAGCAAAGCCGGAATAACACTAGAGTCAACCTTTATATCTTCGAACTTAATAAAGTACTTTTCACAAAGCTCTTCTACATTGGTAATAATACCATTGTGAGCAACATAAAAGCGATTCCAATAAAATGGGTGAGCTAATTCTGGATTAAACTCTTGGTTAACAGTAGTTGGAGCCTGGCAATGACCAAGATAAAGCTTACTCGGCTTGAGCTTATTCTCATCGAATGCTCCAGCACTCTTAATACAACTAAGCCAATTATCGTTAGTAATAGATAAACAACTAGAGGCTGATACCCCTCTAGGTTTGTTTAGCTCGTATAGACTTGCAAACTTCTTTAAAGAAGTAGAACCAAATATTGCACACATATTAGATGAATTTAATTACGCGGCTGTATTCAATAGGGTCAACCATCTTATTATCCATGAAACCTTTCACACGACTAGAACAAGCTGGGCAATAACCACAAGCCTGCTCTTTACCTTCGTAACAGGTCCAGGTATTCTTAAAGTCGACTCCACGATCAACACCTAGCTTGATGATATCCTTCTTATCAAGCTTAATCAACGGGGTAACGATAGAGAGTTTAGTCTTACGATTGAGACCAATAACAGATGCCAAATTTAAGTAGAACTCATTACTAGAGTCCCAATAACCAGCCTGAGAATCTACAAGAGCACTACCATAGTAAACATCTCGAGCGCTTTGAGCCTCTGCAAAAGAACACAAAATAGAAAGCATCATCAAATTACGAAATGGAACATAGTTAACTGGCTGAGGATCACCAAGTACATCTTTAGTCTGAGCAACTGCAATGTTATTATTGGTAAGAGATGAACTAGTTGCCATCTCACCAAAGAAGCTAAGATCAATAGTTCTATGAACAATATTAAGTTCAGGGTACTTATCTTTGAGAATATTGATTGAAGCCGTAGCGCAACGAAGCTCGTTAGTAGCATGGCGCTGACCATAAAAGAAGCTAACTGCAAAAATATCTGTATATGTCTTTGACGCAGCTGCATCAAAAAGAATAACTGTTGAGTCAATACCACCGCTAATAGGGATTACACACTTACTCATACTTTCATTATATATGAAAATAAAATTAAGGGCAACAAGATTTTACCTCATTGCCCCTTTTCGATTTTTACTTGCCCTTCTTAGGGGTCTCCTTCTTAACTTCCTTCTTAACTTCCTTGGTCTTCGTTGCCACTTTCAACACCTCCTTCCTCATCCAGTAACTCATCCTCGAAATCGGGGCTGGCTTGTTCGCCGGAGTTACCGTATTTGTATTTTTCTTTGATTATCTTCTCTACTTCTGGAATGATCTTGTTATCCCAGAAGTTTTTGTCATCCTTAAATTTGCTAAAATAACCTAGCTTAGTGCCGTCTGGAAGAGTATAGGTACTACCAGTTTGGATAATCACTCCGTGATTTACTGCCAAATTAAGAATACCAGCATACTTATCCAATCCAGTCAAGAAGTTTAAGTACATCTCAGCCTCTAGATAGGGTGGGACAAATCTGTTTTTAACAGTAAGAGCTCTGAGAGTAACACCACTATAGTTCTTAGCCTCAGGGAGCATCTTATCGTTATCGTTTTTATCATCCTGCTTTTCAGAACGACTGGCCAACTGCACAAGCAAGCTAGCCATATAAATTGGACCAGAGCCACCAGACTGCTTCTTCACAAGCGTCGGGTACATAGCTGCAGGATCGTCATAAGTATGGTTACTGAAAAGAATAGTAGTACCAGTACGAGCAGCCTTGTAAGTCAAAGTGCGAAGCATTGACTTCAATTGCTTGGCTCTCAAACCCATGTCACCAGCTGACTTACCAGCCTCAGCATCATTGAGTTCTTTCTGAGCAGACAAGTTACCAAGCGAATCAATGCTAATGATAAACTTGCCCTTTAAACTAGGATTCTTTTCAATACCGTCGAGTAGAGCAAAGATTTGATTACGGCAATTTTCAACTGTATCAACAGGTACATGTTTAGTCTTCTTCGGGTCAAGACCAACATTCTCTGCACCACGACTCTCAACTGCGATTTCAGTATCGAAAATGACTGGAATCATTCCTCTCTTCTGCGCATTACCGAGAATCTTGTTGATAATATAGGTCTTACCAGTCTGAGAAGGTCCGATAAACCCGGTAATTCGGCCCTTCGGTACACCTCCAGTTAGGAGAGAACCAGACATAATGGCGTTAAGTACATAACAGCCTGTATCGATAAATTCACTAACTTCAGAAAGCGTTTGTTCTGAAAGATAGTTTGCTTCAGGGTTAATTTTGTTTAATGCTTCAAATACGTTATCAATTGCTTTTTGCGTTTCTTTGCTCATAGTTTTATTATATTGTTTTCTATTTGTTATTCAAATAGTTTAACAACTTTAGCTGCAGTACCTTGCGCAGCAGGGGTTACCTGTCGCTCAGGAGTAATGATCTTAGAGTTGCTAAACATTCTCTCGTACTGGTTGATCAACTTATCGTCCAGGTCGAGCTCTGTTGCCTCCACCACGTTCTTGGCGCTAAACTTCCAAACAGTCTTAGGCTCTTCCTTGTTCTTCAGAAACTCTCCGAAGAAGTAAGGCAACACCTGGACCTGAAGCTGACCAGAGCTAGGATTAGGCACAATATTTATAATGGCTGGGTTCTTAACCCAGAAATACTTCTCTTCTCTAGAGACAAGCTCACCATAGATGTTACGACCAACGTTGTCAACGAATACAATTAGGTTTTTCTTTTCCATACTCATAATATATAAAGGCTTTTTACAAGATTTCAAGAGAACAACTCGAACAAATTCGCTTTAAGTTGCTGTCCTGGAGGCGCAAACTTAAAGTCTACAGCCTCATAGAACCTCTCAATAACATTGCTCACAATCTTCTCAAACATCATATCAACATCAGGCTTGAGAAACTCTTTGAACTCCTCTGGAAAGTTATACTTGTATGCAATAGTCTTAACGCCGAACTTATTAGGTTCTTGCACTCGAATGAATCGAATCTTATCACCAGATACAATCGGCTCATACTTGTGCTTCAAGTTAAGCTTATCCAACAACAAGTTATAGAAGTATGCAGACTTAACATGATAAGGCATACCCTTAACAGTCTTAAATCCTTGACACTTAAATGCATAATGGTCATAGTTAGATACTCCCATAACCTGAGCATAACTCTCGATTGGCAGCTCCTTAAACACCGTATAGGTTTCGTTAAACAGCTTGTTCGTCTCAGCATAGCTCTTAGTCAAGATCAAAGTCTCAATCAGCTTCTTTACCAAAGGCTTAATCGGATTAGGCATTGTAGATCTCACAACCTCAACACCAGTATACTTGAACTTGTTGCACTTGAGACCTTCATCGTCTAGCTTATGCAATACATAACGCTTCTTCTGCAAGAATAGTCCAGTATCACAGATAGACTCACGCTTAAACTTGAACCAAGGATCTTTAGAGTTCAAACAGTTCTTAGCCCAATCAACAATCTCTTTATTCAAGACAGACTCAATATCATTGACAATAGCATACACATCTGCAGAGACTTCTTTACCGTTAAAGAAATTAACCTTATTACGTTTAATGATTTCTTTTATAGTAATGTACACCGAATCAGTATCGTTATAGATAACTGGATCAAACTTCTCAATCTCTTGATCAGTCATATTAGTCTTCTCTTTGATATAACGTCTAAGAACTTCGTTACTCTTCTTAATAACACCTTGACCAGTAAGAGTAATCGAACGAGCAATATCAGGATCACCCATCGGAGAACTCTTATTACCAAAGTATCCGTAAATACGATTGATCAAAATCTTATAAGTAAGCTGCTGAATCCAAAGACGTTCAACTTCAATGCTAAGCTTCTTATACTCTTCAGAGTTCTTATCTAGCTTAGATTGAATTGCACGAGTCTTATCCCATTGCTTCTTATAGTCTTGACGAACTCGCCAGAACTTCTCAGTAATAGTCGGAAAGATACCTTTCTTATTTTGCAAGAACAACTTATCAGCCTTAGTAATTGCAATACCTTCTTTCTGACAGAAAGCCAAGAACTTAGTAGGAGTCAACTTATACTCACTGTTATTGACATCCCTTACAACAACGTAATCCTTATTCTTAGATACAATACTACCAAACTTAGTCTCAGGAGATAGGTTAAGTGAAATCATTACAGAAGGATACAGAGAGTTAGCATCGAAAGATACAACGTAATCTTGAAATCCCTTCTGAGGATCACTTACATATGCACCTTCATACTTCTCAGCTCTTTCATCATCAGTTCGCACAAACGTTGGAATAACAACATTATTCTTACGAGCCTCAATAATAGCAGCACCAGTTACAGTAGAGATAGTACCAAGAGCATTCTCAAGAGGAGTAAGACCAACGAATGCTAGAGTACGAAGAAGCTTAACATACATCTTAGCCTGATCGAGCTTAACCAAGAGTCGAACGTCTTGAACGTTATAATCAATAAACAACTCCCAGTTCTTCTCTGCCAAAGATGCAAGATTAGACTCACCGTAATCAATCTTAGCTTCACCCAACTCGAGCTGAGCAATAGCATTCAACTTGTAACTCTCACGAGGTTGCTGAGTAAACGTCTTGTATAACTCAATATAGTCTACGCAAGAGATACCTTCAATACCCCATTTGGTCTGAAGTTTACCGAATGCAGTTCTAATCTCACGAGCGCGCAAACGACCAACCGGTGACAAACGCTTAGGTTCATCTTCATCAAAGAGAAGAGCCAAACGATTAATCAAGTAAGGCAAGTCGAAAAACTCAGAGTTCCAACCAGAGATAATATCAGGATAATCAAGAGCCTCAAACTCAAGAAACTTCTTGAACATGTCTCGTTCATCAGAACAACAAAAGTATTCATGATCAGCAGTCTTCGGAGTATAGTCTTTATAACCCCAAGAGAAGTATTTCTCTTTGAGAGTATCGTAAATAGTAATAACATTGACTGGGTGAGCTGCTTTAGAAGCCTCAGGGAATTCATCAGGAGAGTACACCTCGATATCAAGAAACCAAGTCTTAAGAGGCATCTCAACTGGATTAATGTTATCCCAGTTCTTCCAATAGTAATCGATCAAGAACTGATGCTCAACACGAAGATTTTCATAAACTCGTATAACTCCTCGATCTTCTCCGCCCTTTGAGCGAATAGAAGTATTACGATCATACTGAGTATCAAAGCTAACCTTTTCAAGCTTTGTATTATAGATACTTGTGTGAGTAGACCGCTCGCTAGTAGTTTCACGGTAATAATAGGGGCGAACAGTATGTTCTGTGACAACCCGCTTACCGTTTTCGTCCCATGTGAAATGATAGACAACACTTTCTCCATTTTGCTGTTTATAAGCTACGTTTCTATACATCGTTCAAGATGATACGCTATCACCTTCTTAAACGCAAGCTATTCCGTTAAATTTATTCAGAAGGGTTCTTTCAGCAGCTCCATACTTGAAATGGTACAGCTCCTTCCACATTCCAAGATTTTCTGGGTTCTCAAGGAAGCGCTTTTCAGAGCGGGCTCTGTGCTTTCTGGAAGACTTCATGTAATCATCCTTGTGCTTCAAGATTTTTCTAATCTGGTCGACCAAATCATCTCCAGTCTTGAATTTAAAGTCTGCATCCTTATAGGTGACCAAGTCCTGGCAAATAACAGGAGTACCAAATGCTCCAGCCTCAATCAACTTAATATCGCTCTTGCCATTGTTAAATACATTCTCTTGCAATGGAGCAATCATTAATTGAGCATTTAGACTAGCAATCTTCTCAGGGAAGTCATAAAGCTTGGTCCAGTTATGGAATTCGATCTTACCTGCCTTGTAAAGATCAACCAATGGGATTGGCAATGCACCAAAGAATACCCATTGGAATTCATTTACAGTCTTACGTACAACTTCGTTAATATGATAAAAGTCATCCTTAAACTTACAACGACCTTCAACATCAATATGAGCTCCAGAGCCAGCATACAAGATACGAGGCTTCTTGCGATTCTTATCAAAGTTCTGGCTAATCTTCTTCTCATCATAGTGATTACCAATCCACCAACGAGGGGGATAATTTGGAATAACAGTAACGTTTTTGTTGCCAGTCATCTCTGCATAGTAATCACCAATGTACTTGTTTGTAGTTGTAATCTCATCACAAGTCTGCATAATCTTTGTGCAGAACTCAGCGATCTTAGGATCACTAAAGCCAGGTTTGAATTTGTTGTACTCAGGAATGTCCTTGTAATACATGATATCATCAATCTCGTATGCAAGATTAAAACCAAACTTATCTCTCATTCTCTCAAGATAGGTAACATATCTGTATTGATTCTCAGTAGCCTGGCGTTGAATACGAACAGTCTTGAGAGTGCTAAAGAAGAGTTCGTCGTGAATCATCTGACATGAGTTCATAACAACTGACTCTATTCGGGAATTGAGCTGATCTGCTGGCCAAAACAATCTCCAGAAACCACAACCAGAATGATCTGCCAAAAAGTTTACGCTCTTTGGCAGCTGGGTTTCGGCTTGTACTAGATCTTTTCTGGGTGGTTTGTTATCAATATCAACTAAACCATTATTAAAAACAGGTGTACCAAGAGTGGGGCGACCAAGAACGTTAAAACCAGGACGTATCATTTGTTTTATTTACCGTCACAAGCCAGTAAATTCCATACGTTGAGTTAGACCATTATACTTCTCGAGATAAATAATCTCTCCAGTAGCAGCCTTGATAGATTCCTTACGATGAGAAATAATATAGCAGCACTCGCTATATACGTCAGAGCGGTCTTTTAGTACGTCTAGCACCAACTCTACACCTTTCTCATCAAACGAGGAGTCTAGCAGTTCATCGAACAAGCAAACATTATAGGCAACATCCCCTTGCAAACGTCTGATATCCATAAACGCAAACAAACAGGCCAAATCAATAGTCTTCTTCTCAGCACCTGAAAAGTTGTTATAACTACATTCAATGCCTTTATCATTAATAATCTTCTCTTCGAAGTATTCATCAAAGGTAAGAACACAGTTAGAGTCCAACTTGCTCAAGTAATAGGCAATCTTGTTGTTAAACAATTGCAAGATCTTCTTAATGATATAAGACTTAACTCCTTCTTCAGAAACAACAAACTTAACATTGTCAAGAATCTTGGACAAGTTCTTAATAGTCTCAATTTTAGTTTCACTCTCTGTAATATTAGCCTTAGAGTCAAGAACAAGCTTGTTATAAGTATTTTCTTGCCTAGAGACAACAGTAATGTCATCATCAAGAGTATTAAGCCAGCCTTTGAGCTGTTCTTTACGTTCAAGATTGTTCTTATACTTAACCTGTTCAAGTTCAGCTTCTTTGAGCTTCTTATTCAAGTCACTAATTTGCTTACAGATAAAAGCCTTTACTGCATCAAACTGGGTAAGCTCTTTCTCTAAATTAGACTTATCTGTCTTTGTTTGCTCAATTTCATTTCTAATACGGAGCTTTTCAGAGTCAATATGGTCACGATCATGATCAAGAATAGATCTTGCACAAACAGGGCACTTATCTTCTTTAGTACCAATAGTCTTGTATCTGTTATTAAGATGGTTTATCTCAGTCTCTTTTTGAGAGATCTTAGTATAGAACTCATTAATCTTAGCATCAGCTTTCTTTAGATTATCATTAGCAGTTACAATCTTTTCTTTGATTGGAGCAATTGTAACATCCTTAAACTCTCTCAAGTAGTCTTCAATGACAGCCAGTTCAGCATTGTTGTCTTTCTTTCTCTTAAGATATTTTTCAAGGCGATTACGACGATCTTCTTCAAAGCTTTCGCTCTGATTATTGAGATTGTTATAATTTGCCTGAAGAGTAGAAAGGCGAGTAAACTCTGTATTGTAAGAGTTCTTAACTTCGTTAGTATCAGCCTTAAGTCTTTCAGACATTCTTGAAAAGACCTCAAGATTAAAGATACTCTCAATAAACTTACGCTTATCTCCTTTCTTTTTACCCATGAAAGGAATTGTATTATTGATAGTTAAGGTAACACAGTTCTGAAAGATATCAGCATTAGTAGACAACAAACTCTCAATGTAGGTATTGGTGTTAGCAATACTATCACGAGTTTTATCTTCTCCGTTAATTTTTAAGAAAACCTTAGCGGGGTTTAGAGTACGCTCAACGTAAATTTCTGAAATAACGTTGTTAGAAACAATTTCAAACTCAAGAGTTACTTTTACTTTACCATCTGTAAGATTGTTCTTAATATACTTTGCATTAATCTCACGCAAGGTATTACCGAATATAGCAAAGTAAAGAGCATCAGCAACAGTAGACTTACCAACCCCGTTACGACGATCTTCTTTATCTTTATTAGTACCTGTAATAATATTAAGACCAGGCTTAAAAGTAAGCTCGACAGGTTTCTCACCAACAGACAAAAAGTTCTTAATAGTGAGATTTTTAAAGTTGATGTGTTTCATTTACTTTTCTGATACAATTCCAGAGTGTAATCAATTATATCCTTTTTATTCTCAATTTCCAGCTTATTAATGAACTCTTTTATGGCATCAGCAACGTCTACGCTTGCAAAGTCTACATCACTCACCACCTTCTGGACAGCTGTGTTATACTTATAGTCAACAGTTAGGCTGCTCGGTTTAATAGAGTTTACAGACTTAATTAGCTCTTCTACTTCTTCTGAATTATAATTAACATCAACAATAACCTTAATAAAGTTGTTTTGAATAAGCTTTTTATTGAGCTCAATATTATCACTCTTTACATCAGACAAGTTAACTTTGATATGAGAAGGAGATACATCATTAACAATAAAATCCATCTTGTTATTGTCAATGTTGAGAATTGTAAAGCCTCTTTGACCAGTATCACCAAAGTCCATATGATATGGAGAGCCAAGGTAAATAATTTTGCCGTTGCTATACTCTCTTTCTTGACGAGTATGAAAGTGACCAGAAATAACCAAAGGAGATCTTGTTAATAAGTTTTCACTTGTCATGCCATGTTCACAAGTCTTAGTCTCATTAAGCTTAAAAGTAGCAATCTCAAAGTGACCAAAGATAACGTCACTGGCTGGCATCTCGGTGATATCGGTACCCCAAGGAGCAAAAGTCAGCTTCTTACCAAAAAAGATCTCCGTAGTTGGTTTATCTAGCACAGTAATGTTCTTATGTCCTTTTAAGATAGACAAAGAATGAACAGAAGAGTTATTCTTAAAGTAACAATCATGATTGCCAGGTATCATGATTATGTTGAACTCTTTGAGTAGATTTAAAAATTCTGAAGTAGCTTGAATAGTGTTGACCGCGATTTCATCTCTATAATGCAAGAGATCTCCACAGAAAATAATGTCTTTGATGTCCTGTTCTTTGAGCTTTTTCTTTAACCACTTACCAAACTCAATAGCAATATCGTGCCATTGAGAAGAATTTTGATGCACTCCTAAATGCAGGTCACTAAAACAGCATACTCTAGAATTTTTTAAAGTCATATTAAGATTCGTTATAATTATCTTCCTTGTCAGGATCGATATAGACGTAATCACCATTCGGTAATGATTGCATAGCTTCTCTGAACTGAGCCTCTTGATACAAAGCTATGGTGTCTTTCTCTTTCTTTTCTTTCTTAATTCTAGTGATGAATGCGTGAAATGCAATGGTTGTAAAGTAACTAAACGGGTTATAATTGTAGCCGTTTTTATCTTTAGTCTTAACGTTAAATTTCTTATTCTTCAAGGCTGTATACATTTTTACTACAGCATCACCAACCATATCATCTCGATAAGAATAGTTAATAAAATTAGGAGCATAAGAAAGACCTTTGGCGATTTTATAAATTGACTCAGCCAAGTAGTCGTTAATTTCTCCACTCTTGTAAAAGTCTTTAATTTGTCTATAGAATTCTTTTGGATCAACATAAAACTGTTCTTTGGGAGGCTTTGCAGATGGGTCCATCACAAAGGTTTCTGGCTTCTTAATTTTTGGTAAGTTACTTTTCATGGCAGTTAATAAAGGCGTGTGGAATTTTTTCTTGTTTATATAATTGCTTTCTCTTCTGATAATGCTGCATGCCATACTTTAGGTTGTCAGCAATATCGAAAATGATAAGCTCTTTTTTGTCTTCGTGTAAACGTAATCCACGACCTATAGATTGTACTATCTTTACCTTCGCTTTTCCACCACCAGCAAAGATTAAATAGTGAAGATTTTTAATATTAATACCAGTCGAAAATATCTTAGAGATAGCAACGACACAGATATTAGTTTGCTTTTCCATTAAAGTCTGAACTCTCTTACGCTCTTCTACTTCTACTTCTCCTCTAATAAAATAAACCTCTTTAGTGTGGTCTTTAGTTAAGGTGTTATAAATTTCTTGACCGTGGTCAATTAAGTCAACCAATACAAGAGAGTTGTTGTCGAATTTATCACACAAGTGTTTAATTACACCATTACGAAATTGATTGGTAATAAGAAATCTTAACTCGTGAATATATTCATCTGCAGGAGTACTGTCTTTAGTCTTAACAAAATCAGGATATTTTTTATAGTCTAATACTAGAGCAGTAACCTTGGCTGGAGTAACATAACTCTCAGCCTTTAGCTCATGAGACATCTTGGAATAGATAACAGAACCAAACTTACTAAAAATATTCCATTGATCTAATACATCTTCTGGCAGAGTTCCAGTAAAGCCAAACTTGTGAATTGTATAGATCTTTTTTAGCAGATCGTTTATTTTGTTACCTCTACGAACCTTGTGCACCTCATCAACAATGAGAAGATCTACATTCTCTGTCCATTCAGTATCGGATATCTCAGATTGCAAGATACCCATATTAGCAATAATTACATTAGTACTTAAATCCAAGGGTGAACTACCAGTCCAAGTACTATAAGTATAGCTAACATTATAGTCTTTAAAGTCATTAAAAGACTGATTTACTAGACCAAGATCAGGAACAATTAGCAAGCATTTAAAGTTAGGATTCTGATGGTAAATATTCTCGAGTAAAGAAGACATAATAAGAGTCTTACCACCGGCAGTAGCTAACTCAATTATACCGAAGCTAGCCTTTAGAGCAGTTTGAACTACCTCAGTTTGATAGTCACGCAAATCAAGTCGTAACTTCTTATCAAGGTAGTCTAGTTTTAGTTTGGGTGAGAAAAGCTTTTTAAAACTCTCGGTTAATTTAATTTCGTATGGTTCGCTGCTTTGCTCAGCAAACTTTTGTAATACAGTATGAAAATGAGGTTCAATTCTACCAGTTGGTGTTATAACATATGTTCGCTCAGGAGCGAAGAAGCCTCTCTTTCGAGCAAAGACAGCAGCCTTGTTCTTTACAGAGAAGTGTTCTCGTACTGCTTTAAAGTCTCCGGCTAATTGAGCAGTATTTCGTCTGTTATCAACATCAATGGTTATTACCGTCATGTAGTTTCAAGTTTCATTATCTCGACGATGTTCTTTATATCATACGTTATGGAAGAAAGAACTTTTTCTACTTTTTCGAGATACTCTATAATGAGTGTATTATAGTATATCTGATTGTTTATTTCCACAATCTTTTCGTTGCTCTCCATAGCTTTTTCTACTTTAGAGAAGTCTAATACAACAGGAGCAGCCTTTGCAGCTGCAGCAGCTAATTCAGATCTGAGTTTTTCTTTTTGTGTCTTCAGCTTACTAGCATAAATTTTATGTCTAATTAAACGACCAACAAACAAATGTTTGAATGCTGGAAGTTGTAGCTGTTTTTCTTTGACAGTAAATTCGTTTATTGTACAGAAATCGTTAAGTTCTTTGCCGTACCTTTCCAATACCGTCTCATCCGCAACTATACTCATAAAGTAATTATATACAATAAAATTTGAAAGGCAAATAAATAGTTATATGCTTTCGTACGAAAAAAGATTCTTTTCTGAGATGAACCTTGCTGGGGGCGTAAATTCCTCATTTGGTAATGCTTATGCTCCAGGTGGCATGGGTAGCTATGGTAACGCTATTCAAACAACTGATTGGTATGCAAGCAATGATGCTCGTCAGCCGTTTCCAAAAGGCTCTACCAGATTGAATAAAAGACCTAAACCATTAAATAAGAAAAAGAAAAAATATGGAATGGGTTCTACCAGAAGGCGTTAATTTAGACGAGTATGTTGGTTTTGTTTATAAAATAACATACATACCAACTGGAAAGTACTACATTGGTAAGAAGTTCTTCTGGAAGATTCTAAAGAGACCACCTCTCAAAGGCAAGAAGAATAAGCGGCATGAAAAGCAATCTTCTGATTGGAAACAGTATTGGGGTTCATCCGAAGAGCTTTTAAAGGATATTGAAAAGTTTGGCAGAGAAAACTTTAAGAGAGAGATTCTTTACATGGCTAAATCTAAATGGGATTGTGCGTATGAAGAGGCGCGCCTTCAAATGGAAAGCAAAGTATTGTTTGACCCAAATTGTTACAACGGAATTATAAATATCAGACTAAAGAAGTTTTTAAAGAAACCAGTTGAATAAGAAAAAATACGTGTTACAATCTCGTTGTGGAGAAGAAGAAATATATAAAACGTCTTAATTTAAATACTATTTCACTAATAGATTTAAAATATCTTATTGAAACCGAAGTAATACCTAAAACAGTTAATGAAGTAGTAGAGTATTATAATGAATTGTTTGATATAACAAAAGAATATCATAAACAATTCTTTTACCATAACTTCATAAAAACAATTTGCGATATCTATAATAAAGAAAAGACATATTTCTCCTACATATTTTATTATAATCCACAAAAATTTTTAATTGATCAAGAGATTGAGCTGTTAATAAACAGACTTAATAAAACATTGCCACTGGTGTTTTACTGTGATAAGCTTCCGTTTGAATGTATCGATGACAAGTTTACATCAGGTGAAATGCAGGAATTAAAAGAAAAGCTAAAAATTCAGATAGATAAAAAGAATAAGAAAGACTTTTCATTCAGAAGCATAAAGGCCTTTGCTAAGAAGTATAAACTCACGTTTCTATCAGAAGAATACTTTAACGATCTGAAAGTAAAGCATGGTTTGTATAAATAATAGTATGAGTAAGTTTGAGGAAACTCTAAATAAATACTACGGTCTTCTTGAGTATGCTTCCACTGGTACATTCGGTCAGTCTGGAAATACCGCAATCAACCCTAACGCTAGCCCAATTAGACCAATGCCTGGTACAATGGATACTGGCGACATGGAACAGCCTTTAGACAAGACCAAGATTAGAGCTGGTACTCCAAGATCAATCGCTAGACTTCAGCTTCAAGACAACGAAGGTGACATCAGAACAACTATCAACAAGCTAGCTGTTGGTAAGCCTTTAACTCAACCAGAGCAAGAAATAGTTGCTAAGATTAAAGGAATGGAAAGATTTAAAAAGACTGGCAATGTTAGCTCTTTAAAGCCAGAAGAAGATAAAGAAACAAATCTAGCCAAGACAGTTGTAAGCGATAATGTAGAAACATTAAATAATCCAAATAGACCCAGAGTAAGTTATGCCCAAGCCTAATATTTCATCATTTGATGCTACCGTTGTAAAATACCTCTTGCAGATTAACGAGCAAGGTGGTGGCGGTGGAGTTGCAATTCCTTCATCTCCACAAATTGGTGATGCTCCAGAAGGGCCTCAATCAGTTGCTACTGGGGATATGCCAATGCCTCCAGACGCAACAACTCCAATTGACGATGAAACAGAAGCAGAAGCTGAGGATAAGACTCCAACCCCAGAAGGTGTTATCTACCTTATCAATCTTATTAAGAAAGCTTTCTGGCTTGATCCTAATACAGTTGACTTAAGCGGCTTTCAAACTAATCTATTAACTAAGAAAGTTACTGCCAAGAATGCAGAAGAAGTACTAGATGTATTAAAAAAGATTATTGACGATGCTGGCTTGTTAGAGATTCCAAACGAAACTGATACAGCTGAAACAAGAGACGAATAATGAAAAAATTTAGCGATATAGTCGAGGCAGTTGTTAGCCATAATGATCTTATTAGCAGGCAAAAAAAGGATGCTGCTTATTTTATCTTTGGAAGAATGCATCCACCAACCGCTGGTCACGACTACCTAATTAAACTCGCTAAAGAATACGCTGATAAAAATAATGCAGATTTTTACGTGTTCTTATCTCCAAGCGAAAAAGGTGATAAGAATCCAGTACCATATAAAGCAAGATTGTCAGCATTTAAAAACAATCCAACCTACGAAGATATTAACGTAGTTGAGAATGATAGAATTACAACACCTCAACACGCTGCAGGGTACCTTCACAATGTTTTAAAATACCCTATTGTTAGCATTGTAAGTGGTAGCGATCGTAAGGCTGATAACGAAGAGACATTTAAGACACCAATGAGAGATGGTACAAAGATTGGTGTTATTGCTCTGGGTGGAGAAAGAGCAATGAAAGGTGATATTGATCCTAGTGATGTATCAACAGTAAAGGGCTCTAAAGTAAGAGCCCTCGCTAAAGCTGGTGATTATAAGAGTTTTAGATCTTCTTTACCACCAAATACAAGTGAAGAGGATGCCAAAGCTTTATTTGACATCCTCAAGGGTGCTAAGTAGAAAGCTTCTTAAGCTCTTCTAGCTTGGCAGTTGGATTACCCAAACCACCAATTGCAGTAAAGATACTCAAGCCAGCCTTGTTGCCTTTATAAATTCCTTGATGCACAGTTGAGTTATTCTTCAAGGTTCTTGTCAATTGCTCAAAGGCCTGATCAAGATACTCTTGTGGAATATTATCAAGAGCATTTGAATCCCCTACCACAACTGCAGCAGCAATATTACCAGTACCGAGATCAATGCCACCAGACAAGATATTCTTCTTTAGATTGTCTCTCATAGCCTTTGAAATCTCAGTACCATCTGACCATTGAGTAACTTGTGTTGCTCCGAATACAATGATACCGCTATCAAGAACAGTCTTATAATCCTTATTATCAAAAGAGGTATAACTACTATTCTTTGTGATAATAGTATTAAAGAGATTAAAGAGAGAGCAAATGCTGTTGTTAGAAGTATTCCAGAACTGATTAATAGACAGTCTTGGGTAGATTGTATTAATCTTCTCATTATCAATAATTACCAATGGAGAAACGATTCCTTGATCTACTAGCTCAAGAACCTCCGTTAAAGTCTTAAGAGCATTCTCAGCACACTTTTTACCTTCAGTGTTCTTAGGCAGAGCCAAAAATACACCAACCTTGCTTGAAGTAGACTTGATTGAGTCTTGATAGTCCTTTGCAATCTTAATGAGCTCAGTTGTTGTGCCAGATCCAGTACCACCACCAGCGCCAGCACATACAAAGATACGATCAAAATTACCTGCAAAAGACTTTCTGAATAGATCTAGAACATCTTCTCTTTGCTCAATTAGAGCCTGCTTAGCAACTTCTCTATTTTTACCAGCACCTGAATCTTGACCAATCTTTAGCTTGTTAGGTACATCAATAGTGGCCAAGTCTTGCTGAGCAGTATTAATTACACAAGTTCTCTTGTAACCAAGCTTGTGAAATGTTTCAGCAATTCTAGAACCACCTTGACCAGCACCAACAAAGCTAAACTTAAAGCCTACTGGAATCTTGTCTTCAATGTCAGTATTAATTTCTTGACCAGGCATTGGAATGTCTGGTAACTCCATATCGAAAGATGTATCATCACTCATATTGCTATTTATGATTTAGGTTTAAAGGCTTCAAGAAATAGCTCGTATGTTGACTTTTCTTTTTCTGGTAACACACCAGAAGGTATCTCTACTACATCTGCAGAGGGTATATTGTTGTCATAATCACCGTAAATCTTATCGTTCTCGAATTCGGTAAAGTCAAATTTAACTACAGGAGCATCAACTACAGGAGAAACAATGCCTGTATTTTCAAGCTTATTCTTCTTATGAATATCTTCTAGAATAATAGAACACAATTGCTGTGTTTCAGTATCTCTTTTAGCTCTAGACAAGAAGTCTTCAATCTCGGCTTTTGTAAAAGACCCTTCGAGTCTATCAATTGGGTTTTTAATCTCACCCCAAACATGGTGAACAAGATACTTTTCGGTAATCTTTGCACAATCTCTAATAACAAAATAAGCCGACTTCTTGACAATAGTAACACCTGTATCGGGTTTACTAGCAGCGATTTTCGCTGGGCCAAGAAGACCGGCTTGCTTTGACTGACTAACTGTTAAAATTTTATGTTCAAATGCGCTTGACATACAGTAATATTTACTGCAGTCAGGTAGAAAGACTACTCTTCGGCCATCTTAATAAAGTCGTAAAACTCCTTGCGAGTCTTCTCATCATCATAAAAGTCTCCAGACAGCTTAGAAGTAACCATATAACAACCTTGATGTCTAACACCTCGATTACAAGCACAGGTATGTTGAGCCTTAACAACGACTGCAACACCCTTATTATGTTCACAAACCTCATTAATAGCCTTATGAATCTGCATAGTCAAGCCTTCTTGAATCTGAGGTCTACGACCATAAAACTCAACAATACGATTGAGCTTACTCAAACCAATAACACGACCTTCTAGGCTAGGAATATAAGCAACATGCACCAAGCCAGTAAAAGCCAAGTGATGGTGACTACACATACTAGTCAATGGGATATTCGTCTGAGAAACAATACCATCATAACCATCAGCAGGGAATGAAGTAATCTTCGGAGGAGCCTCGTAACATCCAGAGATCAAATCAAACACAAACGACTTAGCAACACGTCGAGGAGTACCAGCGCTATTCGGATCATTTCGCCAATCAATGCGAAGAGCATCAAGAAAGGCCTCATAGGCCTTTGCACCTTTATCAATGATAGCAAGCTTCTGCTCTTCAGTCAAAGCCATGGAGCTGTTAGCAGTCGGGAGGAGGTAATCTTTCTCTCTAATCTCATCATTCATACACCTATTATAGAGTAAAATTCGTTTGAGTCAAGGCTTGATTCTAGGAAAAAAGTTCATAACATATTCGAGTATGAGATATTATTCCACGAAGGTTATTGAACTCGGAAGCGCTGCTTTTCGTCAGCCAAACGCAAAGTCTCACTGCAGATTTATTCACGGATATCGTTTGACTGGTAAGTTTATGTTTACTGCAGAGACTCTTGACACTAACAACTGGGTTGTCGATTTCGGTGACTTCGATGAACTGAAGGGCTATTTGCAAGGTCAGTTTGATCATAAGCTCGTTATTTCTGATAAGGACCCTGCTCTTAAGGAGCTTGAGGCTCTTGAGAAGGCTGGAGCTGTTGAGATTACTTTGTTGAAAGAAGGTGTTGGGATTGAGATGTTTGCTAAGTACTGCTTCGAGGCTGCTGATAGCTACGTGAAGCATAAGACTAATGGCCGTGTTCGCGCTCACTCTGTTGAGGTGTTTGAACATGAGAAGAATTCTGCTATTTACTCTGCTGAAAGCGCAGATGAGACTCTTGCAGAAGTTGAAGATGAAGTCGAGGCTGTTGCTCCAGTGAGGGGTAAGGCTAAGAAAGGTAAGACCGCTGAACCTGCCTGGACTCCTCCGTCTCCAACTGCTTCTAAGCAGACAGAAGCCTTGCCATATGAGACTAATAAACCTGTAAAGATTACCCCTAAGCAGACTACTACTCCACCGACTGGTGTCCCTGTTGGTGGTAAGAATAGGCCCTCTACTTGGGACTTTGGAACTAAATGGGCTTGAACTCGAGAGTGATTCCTATATCATTGAATTATGAGTTCATTAATTCTCTCTGATGACTTCGTCTTTGAAACTGTAGAAGGTGAAGGTCATTTGGTTGGCTACCCGAGTATCTTTATGAGGTTGGCTATGTGTAACTTGACGTGTATCGGGTTTAAGTCTCCTGATTCACCGTTTGGTTGTGATAGCTATGTTAGCTGGTCTAAGAAGAATAAGAGGTCTTTTGAGGAGATCTTTGAGATTCTTGAAAGTAATGGTTATATCGAGAAGCTTAAGACTAATCATATCTTTAAGATTACTGGTGGTGAGCCTCTTATTCAGCAAAAGTCTTTGATTGATTTTATTAAGGCTTTTGAAGATAAGTATAAGTTCTTCCCTAGAATTGACTTCGAAACTAATTGTACTATTAAACCTGACTCGTTCTGGTACGAAAATAGTATGACTACGTTTACTGTATCGCCTAAGCTGACTAGTAATGGTGATCCTGCTGAGAAGAGATATAATCCAGAAGTTATTAAGTTTCATAAAGATAATGGTTCTTTCTTTAAGTTTGTTATTGCTAAGGACTTTGATGTTACTGAGATCTATGACAAGTATATTAACGAGTTCAATATTATTAAGCGTTCAGTTTGGCTGATGCCTTGTTGTGGTTCTCGTGATGAGCATAATGCAGTAGCTCCTTGGGTTGCTGAAGTATGTAAGAAAGAGGGGTTTAACTTTAGCCCTCGATTGCAGTTGGTCTTGTGGAATAAGGCCTTGAAAGTCTAATACAAAATAATAACTAGACATATGAGCTTTTTTGATTTAAGCGTATGTCTAGTTATTTTCTTTTCGCTGTTGATATATGTCTGGAAGGACACTAGTCTTATTCCAGACATTCTTTCTTTTGTAACAGTTAATCGATTAGGAGTTGTAAGACGCTGGAAACGCAATCTTAACAACATAGACTTCCCCTTGTTTCTTGAAACAGAGAATCAAAATTTAATTACTAGCCTAATTGCCTGCCCATTTTGTTTATCTTTTTGGTCATCTGTTCTTCTATGCTCTGTTGGTATTATTCCTGATGTATTATATGTACCATTGTATTGGTATGGGATTTATATTTCATATTTGTTAATTAAGAAACTAGAACTATGAGCGAACACACATTTAAAAATTTTAATGAGTTCTACGACTTTTTAGCTACCAACAACTCTCACTTTACTAGCACTAAAATTCAGAGCTTTATGGGGGTTGTTCATACGGCTAGAAAAACTAGCTGCGGTATGTGCAAGCGTAAGAACTTTAACATTGCAGATGAAACATATAGAAACATGTTTACTTTGCTGACTCAAGAAGATAAACAGATGATTAAATCTCTATTAAATGTTGACTCTGTAAAATTCTTCATGAATGAAGCACCAATGTTTACATTCTAGTAGATTTATTATTTCGTGAACTATATAATAGTATCATGAGAATTGCCATTTCCGGTGCCCAGTGCATGGGCAAATCTACCCTGATTAAAGACTTTCTTGCAGAGTGGACTAATTATAAATCTCCAGAGAAGACATATAGAGATGTTCTTGTAGAAGGTAATTTACCTCATAGCTCAAACACCACAAAAGAATCTCAACAGAAGATTCTTGACTTCATGGTTAAGCAGCTAGAAGAGACTCGTAAGGGAGATAAGATTGTATTTGATCGTTGTCCCTTAGATAATCTCGTATATTCAATGTGGGCTTATCATCATAACGTTGGAGATATTGATTTTGACTTTATTAAGAAGTGTATTCCAGTTGTTCGTGATGCTTTGAAGCATATTGATATTATCTTTTATATTCCAATTACTAGAGCCGCAAAGACTCCAGATATAGAAGAAGATGCCATGAGAGATGCTAACCCTTTTATGAGAGTTGAGATTGATAACCTCTTCAAGGTGTTTGCTATAGAAAATAGAGACAACCCTAAGTCTAATTATTTCCATGCTGATGATCGCCCTCCTATTATTGAGACCTTTGGAGAGCGCAATGAACGTATCCAGATTATGAAGTTGTATTTGGATGCTGATGGAGACTCTATGGACCCTAATGCCAATATCTTTAACGATCCAAATTTAGGCATGGAAGACATTGAGGCTCTAGAAGCTTTGGCAAGACCTGAGCCAAAACAGCCTAAAAAATAAATAAAATTAATGAGCAAACTCACAGTAATTATTCCTGCTGCTGGTGTAGGTAGCAGGTTACGGCTTCCTTATTCAAAAGAAATACTAAGAGTTTCAGAAGATAAATCTCTTATTGATTTCTCATTTGATTTTTTTAAAGACTACGGAAGAAAAGATGTGGAGTTTGTTTTAGTTATAAATGAAAATAAACTAGATGTAGTAAAGTATCTATCCAAATATAAAGATAGATTCAATATTAGTTTCACTTTTCAAAACCCGAACGAGCAAGAATACACAGGTGCTATAAAAAGCGCAAAACATTTGTTTGGAGAACATAATGTTATATTACTACCTGATACTTTAATGAAGCTAAGTCTCGGGGTTGATTTATTTAAATCTATAGAAAGCAGTCTTACAGAAACTGGTTTTACATTCTTTTATAAAAAAGAAACTAACCATAACATGCTCAAAACAAAAGGTGCGTTATTTATAAATGAAAACAATATTATAGAAATGTATGAGGACAAACCACAAGAGCGATTAGAGAGATTTAATGCTTATTGGTGCAGCTTTGCCTTTAGAAAGAGAGCTTTTGACCAAAGTATGACATTTATGGAAAAGAGCACGTTAAGACAGCGGGTTTTTGTTGATGAGATAAAAACCACACCTTTGTATTTAAGTAAGGGTATTGAGGTGGAAGATTATACAGATCTGGGTACATGGCATGAATTAAACCGGTATATTAAAAATGCATAAAAAACTAATCACAGACTGTGATGGTGTGTTGCTCGATTGGTCTTTTGCATTTGATGTATGGATGAGAGAACAAGGATACATTAAATTGCAAGATACTGATCATATTTTTTACCAGAATAAAAAATATGGTATTCCTGAAGAGGAGGCTTTAAGTTGTATTACTAGATTTAATGAAAGTGGAGCAGTTGGTTTTCTTCCACCTTTTAGAGATGCTCAAGAATATATTAAAAAACTAGCAGAAGATGGCTGGAGATTTGAAGTAATCAGCAGCTTACATATAGACAAATATGCTCAAAAATTAAGAGCAGAAAATTTAATACACTTGTTCGGAGATGTATTTGATCATATAAATTGCAGTTTAGATTTTACAAAAAGTAAATTAGATAGTCTTAAAGAAAGATATAAAGGTAAAAATTATTTTTGGGTAGAAGATAGTGTTTCTCATGCAGTAAGCGGCAAGCAAGTTGGTTTGCGAAGCGTTATTATGGACCACGCTTACAATAAAAATTGGACCGGAGATAGAGTTTATAATTGGAAAGAAATGTATAAACTAATAACAGAAAACAATTAGTAAATATTTCTTTATTGACAGAACAGGCTAAAAAGAATAAATAATAGTAGTGATACAGTACAAAGAGAGATTTTTAACTCTTCTAGAAAAGACCACCCGCACAACCCCGCAGGGTGGTAAAGGTACTCTTAAAGCTAAAGCTACTAAGAAATTTGGTAAGGGCAAAATGTCTTGTAGCAAAGCTAGAAAGTTAAAGACAAAGAAAGCCACAGCTCATACAAAGGCTCAGGCTAATTGGTTTTTAAATTTTCATTGCCAAAAATAAATACTATGATGAAAGAATTCAATAACAACTTCAATAAACTACTCGAGAACTATGCTCCACTAAGAACACAGTCTCGATTATTTTATCCTAGAAACTTAAAGTTGTCTGAAGAGTTTATTAAGAGCTTTAAAAGCGAATACAACCGTCTTTTAAAAGAAGGTAATCATCCTAAAAAGATTATGGAAAAGATTTCCAAAGCTCTTAAGTTTCACATCAACGGTTAGACTTAAGTTCATTAAGTTTACCAACAATAAACTTTAAGATTTTACTTCTTTTAATATCTTCATCAGTAAGAGTAAAGGATTGAATGCCGTTACTCTTACAATCGTCACTATTAAACTTAGCTACAATGTTACCGTAGCTCTTCTTGTCTCTAATATCTACTTGGTTACTATCCCCAATAACAACTAGCTTACCATGTTCACCAAGACGAGTGAGAACAATAATAAGCTGATCAAGTTCAGCGTTCTGAGCCTCATCTAACAACACAATCTTATCATGGAATGTTGTACCTCTCAAGAAGTTAAGAGGTTGAATATCTAAAGCACTCTCAGAAGCTAACTTAGTAATAGCAGCCTCAGAAATCATCTCACTAAGCTTTTCCAAGAACGGAGCACCGAAAGGACCAATCTTTTCATGTAATTCACCAGGCAAGGCTCCTAGTTTTTGATTTGAACACTCAGCAATACTTCTCAAATATAGAATGCTCTTAAAACTTTTTCTTTGGATTAGTTTCAAAGCGGCTAATACAGCACAATATGTTTTTGCTGTACCAGCTGGCCCATCAATAAAGATAAGCTTATTGTCTCTGTCTAATATAGCATCAACAATTCTCTTGTGATTTTCAGAAAGCTCATACTTTTCTGCTACATTAAATGCCTTTGGGTTTTTAGATGACATAATCTTTAATATATACGTATATTTAGTTGAAAATCCAAATCTAGCATTTAAAATAAAATGTATGTTCTTACTGCATGAGGAAACAGACCCACCTATTATATGGGCTGAGAATTTCTTACCAAGAGCTGTTGTAGACTCCATTTTTAAAGAAATGTCAGATATTAAACAGTATTTTGGTACACCTGTTTGGAAGTTTGGTGATGGAGCAACAAAGCTCGAAAACACTTCTACTGATTTTGAAACAACTAAAAATAACCTTAATCACCTTTGCTGGGGTAGTGATATCTGGTTACCAGACCCTAACATTCCAGCTGGTTATGCCCTAAACAACCTTGATAAGTTTTTCTTCCATCAAGGCATTCTTAAGTTTATGGGCTCTTGTAAGAGCAGAGAGTTCCAGCTTGGAGCTAGATATGGTTTGACTGGACGAACTCATATCATAAGCTATGGTAATGGTGGATATTACAACTGGCATTCTGATGATGGGGTTTACGGTCTTTCTATTCATGGTAAAGAAATTGCTATGACCCCTGTGTTTACTATGTCATATACTCTTGTTAGAGATGAATCTCTGATAAAGGGCGGTAGCCAGTTGTTTATGCATGAGGGTAAATGCTATGAATACCCGCTTAAAAATAATTTTCTTTGTATTTTTCCTTCTAGATTGCATCACGCTTGCTCAGAAGTAATTTGTGATTCAGCTATGCCATGGGAAAATAATCGCTTTAACATTCAAATATGGACTTGTCAAGATGATAGAAACTAAAATTGGACT